AGCCGATGGTCTGCCGTGCAATGGCCATGAGAACGCGCAGTTCGCGCGCTGGCAGGTCAACCGTAGCCAAAGCCTCCATCAGGCTGTTGTCCATACGGGTGAATCCCCTGCTGCTGTTCAGCTGGATGATGTTGTCGGGGGTCATTGCTTGACTCCCTGAGAACGAGATTTGAGGCGCGACACGTTTTCGGAATTAACAAAACGTGTCGCGATATTGTTCGGGGTATTGCTTGAATTGTGTTGGCTCTGCATAATCGGCGCTCTCTAGTTTTGCGAATCAGCCGACCTTCTCCGTCGGCTTTTTTGTGTCTGAAATTCAGGCAGCCTTCAGCGACTCGCGCAGAACGTGCAGCGCGTCAATGGCTTCCTGGATGGCTTTGTCGCCCTGGGCTTTTTCGTGCTGGCTGATGTGTTTGTCAGAAGCGGCGTCGAAGATCAGCCGGCCCACGTCTCCGCACTCGGCGGTCAGGTGGCACAGCGCGACCATCAACGGCTTCGGTGCCGGGCGCTCACGCTCCAACAAATCAAAGCCGAACTCGTTGGCCAAGGCCGCCAGCGGGCCTTTGTCGCCGGTGTGCAACAAGATCCCGTACAGATGTTCAATGGTTAGGTGGTGAGCGTCGTTGTCCGGGTTTGCGCGCTGGAGCAGGCTCACATGCGGAACACCCATCTTGGCGCTCAGCGATTTAGCTTCGTTGTCCTTGACCGCGTCGTGGCAGGCCCGCAGGAACTTGTCCATTCGTAAAACCTCGTTTCTGTTTCCGTGGTGGCGTTACGCCAACAAAGCGATGATCTGTTCATCAACTGATCAGGGACGCATCCATGACCTCTAATTCCGAATTGCAAGGCGAGATATCCGCCCTTTGTTGCTTGATGGTCGCCCTTGCTTCCACCCTCCCCCTGTCTTCTCAGCTCAGGCTTTGGCCTGCGTTTGAGCGAGTTGCCAGCCCTCTTAGAAGGCGGCTTGACCGTGAAGAGTTGCGCGGCTTTGAGCGGGTTACTGCCTCGATCAGCTCGCAGCGAGTTGTTGGTTAGCTCGCAAGGCGCTGGACTTGCCCGGGAAATGGCTTGATCTCTTCAGCCTTGAAAGATCCGTCTTCGAGCTCGATCACGTAGACGACCCGATCTGCACGAATTGCTTTGCTGATTCCGCCTTGGGTAAGCCCAAGAGCGGCGGCAGCCTTGATCTGCCCGACCTTTGTCACGAACTCTTTAAGTGGTGTGCGTTGCATACGGGATTCTCCTGCGCGATGCCCGCCAAAGTATTACTTGCGGTCTTTATTATGTCAATATCGGCGGTCTTAGAATGTTAATACCCGAAGTAATACAGTTGGCCGATGAAAATTCCTGAAAAAAAGCCAGCCAAAAAACGCCCGCTATCTGAGATAGAGGCGGCTGAGTGCTCCGCGCTGAATGCCATTTACAAGGCAAAAAAGAAGGCTCTTGGGATCAGCCAAGAGAAGATTGCGATCGAGGGCTTGAAGGCGAACAGCCAGAGCGCTGCAAGCCATTACTTGACCGGGCGAAACGCCCTAAATATTGAAGCCGCCGCAGTGTTCGCTCGCTACCTCCAAGTACCGGTTTCCGATTTCAGCGAGCGCCTGGCCAAAGAGATCAAAGGGATTTCTGGCTCTTCAGAATCCAACGTCGGCGAATCTCGCCAGCCTGTTGAGTCCTACCGCTACCCGGTGATCAGTTGGGTAGCTGCCGGCGCATGGGCTGAGGCAGTGGAGCCCTACCCGGCTGGTTTCTCGGATCGCTATGAGTTTTCCGAGTACGACTCGAAGGGTGCGGCGTTTTGGCTGGAGGTCAAAGGCGACTCGATGACATCCCCAGCCGGGCAAAGCATCACCGAAGGCACGCTGATCCTGGTGGACACAGAAGCAGAGGCAGCGCCTGGAAAACTTGTGATCGCCAAACTGCCAGAGAGCAATGAGGCAACGTTCAAGAAGCTCGTCAGCGATGGTGGAAGGCTGTTCTTAAAGCCGCTGAACCCTGGGTACCCGATTGAACCGTTTGACGAACGCTGCCGGATCGTGGGCGTCGTCGTGCGGGCGCTGCAGAAGTTCTGAAAATGCCAAAGAAACGGCCGATAGAACCCACTACAGCAAACGCTGCAGACATTGAAAAATCTATCCAGGCGCTGAACAAAATGGCTGAGCGCCTTTGGGGAGATGGTCGAGAGACCGAGGCGAAAACCCTCCTTGATGCCTTAGATACATTAAACAGGGCGCTCGATCGGATCAGGTTGGCGAAAGCCGCAGGTTTGTGACTCTCCATTGATTTCGAGAGCGGATTTTTAATTGCCTCAAAGGGAGTTGAGATGACATCAGTTACATTTCTGGATGGCGAGGAAGATATTCCCGAAATTGTTCATGCTCTAAAGTCTTGTGGAGTAGCAGTTATCGGATGCATGCGCACTCGCGCACCGGAGCTCCGAGCGCTGGTCAGCAAAGCTTTGGGGGCAGACAAGAAAGACGGATACGGGGTTCTCAACCTGCTGTTGCCGCTAACTCACGAGGGGGACATTTGGGATACCACCGTGTTTTTTTATGATGCCAAACACAGCTACCGACCGGGCAAGTCCGTTGCTTTGGTGAATCGGGCGTTGAACGCATGGATTGCTGAAGGCCAGAAAGATTACTACCTCTACAGTGAGTAGAAATAGTTTTGGGTACTATTGGTCCAGCTGCTCCCTCAGTCGCGATCAGAAGCATATGAATAGGACAAGGATGAACCAGATGGGGTTGCTCGAATTTTTATCCGACCTTCTCGGTGGTCTCGCTAATCTCCAGCCTTACGAAAAGCCTCGCAGGGTCTTCACGCGCGGCTTTGTTGCATTCTGCGTGCTGGTGGCTGTTTTTGAGCTGATAGCGCTAAACCAGCTCTACGGCGCGCGCGGCTGAATTCTAGCTACCCGATCGCCAATACATAAATTGAAATGGAATTTATGAAAAAGCTACTTCTCTCGCTCTTTATGGGCTTGCTTCTTTCAGGTTGCGCCACCGCCCCAAGCTACCAGGTGCCCGATGGGCTTTGGTACGCTGAAAAAGAAGATCCTGATCACTATCGATATCACGTTTATGTTTACTTTAAGGATGATAGTCACTTCATCTGGTGGCGGACCAAGGAAACTCAGGACGTTGTCATGAAGCGATGGGCGTACTACACCCACGATCATCCTGGGGTAGACAATCCGACCATTTACACACGCCAGGGGGACCAATTAAAGGGCGAGCGGCGCATTGTCGATAGAAGCAGTGAGGGCATTCTTCAAGCCACGACCACTCAGACCTTTAACGGGCGCTTTAACGGCGACGAGCTGGTCATGGAGTTCATTGACGCCTCGGTTTGGGCCTCTGGTAACGATGCTGGCAGGGATGTAGTGCGATGGTCGATGAAGCGGCTCAGGTCTCAATCTGCCAAATGAACAATGACCCCTGATGATTAATAGATGCCGTTGACTGAGACTTGGCAACAGGACGTCTGTCTCAGAGGCCAGATTGCCTACAAAAATTGCTGCGAATGCACGCGAAACGAATAAATACAGGGAATTTAAATGCGCTTCACCCCAATCCTATTAGCGCTTGCCTTGGCAGGTTGCGCCAGCACGCCTCCACAGCTGTCCCCGTTTGCTCAGACCAGCCTGGATGCTCCTATGCCTACATCTGAAAGTCAGCGCGTCTGGGAGTGCGCGGGGACGACTGACGTAGTCGAAGGCCAAAAGTTCGTTCTCAAACTACAGGGTAGGCCAGTAGATTCGGGAGGCGAAATCTGGTCGACCCTAGAAAGGGCCAAGCGTTTGGGCTGCACTCAGGCGGAGATGGACGCGCGAGATATGGGGCGCTGGTCAAGCCCGCCAGTCTCGCCACGTCCGCTCTGATTATCGAGAAGCGCGGCTGGCGAGTTATGCCGACGAGATTAAAGCCGGCGCAACAACCAGGACGGTCGAATAGATGGCAGATCTAATACAAGGGCTCGATGCCCCAGAACATATCCGCCCGGCCCAGCGCCGGGCTTTTCGTATCTGTCCTGCCCTGTCATGCCTTCGTCACACCTACCAAGCACACTGCAGTCAGCCAAAGGGATTTGGCCACGTGCATAAAGAGCCCGGCCTAGCGCCGGGCTTTTTCGTATCTGTGACATGCTTTTCACGAAGTGCTCACAGAACGCAGCGCAGATTGAGCAGACAAAAGGATTTGACCCCATACAGAGAGCCCGCAATACGCGGGCTTTTTGTTGTCAGCCATTGCCACAGCTACGCTCTCCATTCCCTCGAATGGAGTCGAAGCTATGCCCTCCCCCGAATACTCTCTCCCTGATGTTCTTGAACGCCTGCATCACAATCAGCTCGCCCTTGAGGCTGCGCTGATGGAGCTGACCTTATTGATTGAGAGCCAAGGCCATGCCCAGACTGGCGACAACATTCGCGGCGGCCTTCATACGATCGGCGAGAACACAGGGCACATCAAACAAGGCCTGGTCAGGCTAAAGACTCAAGGGCCGAATTGATCGCAGCACCCTCCTCCAGATATGCGCAACAAAATAGAGCCCGCCACGCGGGCTTTTTTGTGCCCGGAGAAAGGTGCTTGCAAGCCCCTGCTACCGAAACAGATAGGTCAATGTCTCTTGCCAAAATATGGCAGGAACAATACTGTATATACATACAGCTATAGCAAGGAGCTTTCCATGTCAAAAATCGCGTCACCCGTTTCGCAAGCCAGAGACTCATATGAATTGGTTGGTCGGCGCATCCAGCGTCTGATAGCTGCGCCAGGCGTTCAGAAGGTCCAGGTCGTCACCGTCGCCCGCAACGACGATGAAAGCCCAGAGGCTTGGCGGCAGGTAATCCAGGAAATCGAAGAAACGAGCGGCGTGCGCATTGAGCACCTGGACGGCGGCGCCGTCAGGATCGGATGGCGACAGTACTACGAAGCGTGAAAAGAGCCCGCCCTGAAGCGGGCTTTTTATTACCTGCGGATATTTTTATTACCTGCGGTCTTGACGAATAATATTATCGCTAGTAATGTTTGTTCCAGGCCAACGCAACACCGGCCCAGCAGCGAAAGCCGCGCAGCTCTTTAGCTCCACCGCTTCACCTTGCCGGATCACCACCGGCCCAGATTCAAAGGCAGCGATGAACCGGCCTCAACGGTTCAGAGGGTTGGCAACTGACCCGGGCGTGCAGCGTAAAACGCCAAGAACAGTTATCCAGCGGGAGAACAAGCCGAAAGGCCCGCGGCTGGAAGAACAATTTGAGATAGGCCAGTGATCGACGCCAGTAGCGGGTCACTGCCGAATGCATCACCTCTGTCCATTCGTAGAGTGGGCTTTGGGATGCGGACGAAACTGCGACCTATAACCGCCCACCTGCATCTCAACTAACTACCGAGGATTGCTCGGGAGTTGCCCACGTCACGGAGGATGCGCCATGAAGTAGCTGAACGATCCACCCGCGTGGCGCAGCAAGCCTGAAGGCTGCGCCCAACACCCATACAGGCAGCGGACAGTAGGCCGTCGATGTCACCGCGCATCGGCCGGAATTCCGGTAGGCCACCCCAGCGCACGAAGACAACTTGATGCTGCAAGTCCAGGCTGTCGCCAGTAGCGGGCCTGGGCGAATTACCGCAGACGAGTCCGAGGGCATAGCTGGCCAGACTCGACACATCCCGGGCAGTGCCGGGCGCCTGCGGCCCCTCAAATATCAATGATGACTAATGTCCCGTGGCTTCCGGACAAAACCGTGTGCGGGACGCCGGCTTCGGCCAAGTACATCTGCCCCTCCCCAACGGTGATGGCTTCGCCTTCAACGCCCAGCAGTAGCTGTCCTGAAATGACTAACAAGCCTTCGGTGTAGTCATGCACCTCTGCCGCAGAAGACATTTCATCCATGCGCAGAACTTTGATGTTCGAGTTGCCTACCCGCCCAAGCACGGTGGACTTCCAGGCTTGAGGCAAAGCTTTCGAGATCAAATCAAGATCCAGCAGTGACATAGAAATTTCCTTATTTATCCTGCCCTCATTTATACCCTCCGACACCACCCGCATGCACTCCCCTCCGCGCCCAACGGCAACCAGCGGAACGGATGAGTGCAGCCGAGTTTTGTTGACGAAAGGCCCGTATAGCCAATGGATCGCGCCGAATAGCCCGCGGTCAATATGTTTAAAAAGGATGCAGGGCTGCCCTCGCCCTAATCACCTCGCCCATCTGGAGGCGATCATGAACACCCCGCATAGTTCGCAGCTTAAACACCACCACCACCACCACCACCACCACCACCACAAGCCGCCTCCAGCTAGCGATAGCCCGCCTAATACGGCCCGCTCTGAATGGCTCTACAACGCAGCCGAGGACCTGCTGCGAGGCTCTGGTGTGGCCATCCAGCGCCGCATGCGCAAGCCACTTGGCGTGACCGCCGACCAATTCGCCCTGGCGGTTGATGAGTACGTGAACAACCGCCTTGCTGATTGCAAGGTTCAGACCTCTGCGCTTGGCTGGCTGATCATCACCGCCGAGCGAGGACAGGCCGACAAGACCGCTACAGCCGAACTGCTAGGCCTCAGCGATCACCCACTGGGCAAGCTTGGCGAAATCGCCGAGGCGCTACTTGAGCCGCTGGCCGATGAAGCTCTGATCGCCCAAGCCGAGGACAACGAGCTGTGAGCGCCCAGAAAGCTATTGCCTGTATTGAGTTCGAAATAGCGAGACTTTCGCGCTCTTTCAACCCGGTGCCGGACCGAACGTTTGTTATGGGCATGATCGAATTGGCCGAAATCGCCGAGCTTATCGATCGCGCCACGGCAAACCGTTTCCGTGATGCGCTTGATGCGAAGTTCTGCGAGCGCAACGACTTCTTGAAGAGGACTTCCACTTGAGTACTGCACCGGTTAAAACGCTGATCGATGAGCAACTCGATGAGATTGAATCGAAGCTGGTCCTGCTTGGTTTCGGCCTCCCATTCAACGAGGTGATCGGCAAGTCCCGCGAGGTTCTGGTCTCCAGTCTGCCGCACCGCTTGGCAGCCACCATGAAAGGCGGTCGGATCGCGGTGAGGGTTCGGCCGTGAAGACCTTCTACTGGATTCTCACCGCCGGCTTGGTGCTTGTGCTGATGGCCTATAGCACTTCGAAAGATCGCACCAACACCTGCCAGCCGCCGCAGGTCGCCCACAGGGTCCTGACGTGACCCGGCACCAGCGGGCGCGCCGCCTGCTGCTGTGGCGCGGCTCATTCCCCGCCCTCACTGTTTTTGCCTTCCTGATGCTGCTCAGCGCCCTCGCTGACCGCATAACTCAATAGCTCACAACTTCATCGCTGCGTGCATCGCGGCAAGGAATCCCCGTGTCCGCAACTACTGAATTGGCCGTTGTGCCGCCGCAAGAAACCGCCCTCGTCGTCTACAGCAAGGAAAAAGGCCTTGAGCCTTGGTTGCAGCAGATTCGGACCAAGATCGACGGCTTCACGCCGGACATCAGCACCCGCAAAGGTCGCGACGCGATCGCTTCGATGGCCTATGCAGTCGCCCGCTCCAAGACTGCTCTAGACGACGTCGGCAAGAAGCTGGTCGCCGATCTGAAGGAAGTGCCGAAGAAGATCGACGCCGAGCGCAAGCGCGTCCGGGACACCTTGGAAGCTTGGCAGGAAGAAGTGCGCCGGCCGCTGAATGAATGGCAGGCCGCCGAAGATGCTCGGGTTGATAAGCACAACGATGCAATCAAGCGGATCAAGGCGCTGGCCATCGACCTGGACGGAATTACCGCCGAAGACCTGGCCGATCGAGTCGCACAGCTTGAGGCAATCGCCCTGGGCGACGAATGGGAAGAGTTTGAGGCGGAAGCCGCCCGCGCCAAGGATAAAGCCCTTGTCATCTTGCGCGCCGCCCTCACCGCCCGCCGGCAATACGAAGTCGATCAGGCAGAGCTTGCCCGCCGCCGTGCTGAAGATGAACTGCGCGAACAGCAAGAGCGTGAGGCTCGTATCGCCCGGGAAGCCGAAGAGCGAGCCCTGCGTGAAGCCGAACAGCGTGCCCAGACCGAACGAGAAGCCGCCGCCCGCCGTGAGCAGGAGTTGATCGACAGCGCAGCCAACGCCAAGCGCGCAGCTGATAAAGCCGCAGCAGACGCTGAAGCGGCAGCCGAACTTCAGCGTCGCCAGCTCAAGCTTCAGGCTGAACAGGCACAACTGGCTGCCGAACAGGCCGAAGCCAACCGCCTGGCGACGGAACAGCGCGCCGAGCAGGCTCGCGTTGCTGCCGAACAGCGTGCCATACAGGCCGCCGAAGATGCCCGCCTCGCCGAGATCAAGCGCCAGAACGATGCCGCCGACGAGATCATTCGCCAAGCCGCTTTGCGCGAAGCTGATATCGAGCACAAGAAGGCCATCAACCGGAAGGCGCTTGAAGCGTTCGTAACCGGTGGCATGACCGAGGAATGCGCGAAGCAGGCAATCACCCTGATCGCGCAACGCAAAATCCCCGCCATATCCATTCAGTACTGAGGTCGCCATGAGCAATCTTGCAGTGACAGAAAAGGTCGAGCGCTTGCCGGCCATCCAAACCGAATCAGCCACCATCATGTCGATCATCCAGCAAGTGGCCATGTCGCCGGATGCTGACATCGACAAGATGGAACGCTTGATGGCGATGCACGAACGCTTCCAGGCGCAGCAGGCAAAACAGCAGTACGACGACGCCCTGGCCCAGTTGCAGGAAGAAATGCCGGTGATCGGTGAGCGTGGCGGGATCAAGGACAAGAGCGGCCGTATCCAGAGCACCTACGCACTCTGGGAAGACGTCAACGAGATGATCAAGCCGGTAATGGCCAAGTATGGCTTTGCCATCACCTTCCGGACGCCGCGCAACGAGCGAGGCATCGAGGTCGAAGGCGTGTTGAGCCACCGCGCCGGCCACCGAGAAGTGACATCGATTGTTTTGCCAGTCGATGCATCCGGCAGCAAGAACGGCGTGCAGGCAGTCGCCTCCAGCGTCAGTTACGGCAAGCGGTATACCGCGGGCCTGCTGCTGAACATCACCACGACTGGTGAAGACGACGACGGTAACGGGCCGGGCGCACAAGTAACGCCGCGAGTCACGTCCGCCCAGGCTGCGCAGATCGCCATGCTGCTGGAAAAGTGCAGCGACAAAGCGAAAGCCGCATTCGCCGGAATCCACGGCACACCGACCGCCGTCGAGAAAGCAGTGTTTGACCAGGTACTGGCAATGCTCACCAAGTCGGCAACCCAAAACAGCAAAACCACCGAGGGGAAGGACGATGCAAATCATCAGTAATGTAGAGCAAGGCACTCAAGAATGGCTGGATCTGCGCTTGGGCATCGTCACCTGCTCGGAGTTGGATAGCCTGCTGGTAAACGGTAAGGGCGAAGCGGGTTTCGGCGCTGGCGCGTTCACCTACATGAATACGCTGATCGGCGAGCGCATCACCGGTGAGGCTGCCGACCCGTTCCAAGGCAACCGGCACACCGAGCGCGGCCATGAGTACGAAGGTGTTGCACGCGGCCTGTATCAATCTCAGGTGGACGTCACCACGAATCAGGTCGGGATCATCCTGAACCACGGGATCGGCTACTCGCCTGACTCACTGATCGGCGAGGACGGGCTCTGCGAAATCAAAACCAAACTGCCGAAGTTTCAGGTTGAAGTGATCCTCTCCGGTGATATCCCGAAAGAACATGTCGCGCAGTGCCAGGGCGGCTTGTGGGTGTCGGATCGCGAGTGGATCGACTTCGTCAGCTACTGGCCAGGCATGAAGCTGTTCGTGAAACGCGCCTACCGCGACGAAGTGATGATTCGCAAGATGAGCGAGCGGGTCAAAACCTTCTACGAAATCCTCGAAGAGCGCATGAATCGCGTGCTCGGCATCGCCGCTTAAGGAAATCCAATGCCAACACTTACCGACGTCGGCCGCATTGGCCGTGACGCTGAACTGCGCTACACCCCGGGCGGTGACGCTGTGATCAATCTGGCACTGGCCTGCGACTACGGTCGTAAGGTCGACGGCAAGCGCCCAACCCAATGGGTTGACGCCACTCTCTGGGGTAAGCAGGCCGAGGCCATGGCGCCTTACCTGCTCAAAGGGCAGCAGATCTACTTCACCATGGACGATACCCACATCGAAACCTACGCCAAGACCGGCGGCGGTGAGGGTTTCAAGCTGACCGGCAAGATCATCGTGATCAAATTTGTGGGCTCACCACCTCAGGCGGCCAATCAGCCGGCACAGCAGGCCAGACCACAGCAATCCCGGCAGCAGGCCGCCGCCCGTCCAGCACAAAATCAACAAGGCACGAACGGGCCGGACTTCGACAGCTTCGACGATGACATCCCCTTTGCCCCTCACCACCACTTAAACGGCGCCTGACATGGACACACTCATCCAGCTTGGCTACGAACGCCAGGCACCCATCGAGGCCGCAAAAGCGGCCTTCCTTGCATCTGGCGGCCAGGTTCGCCAGTGCGGGCTCAGCGAAACCCAGCCCAAGCCGATCAGCATGTGGAACTCGGCGATCACCCGTCGCAAGGATGCGCGCCGAGAGTTCACCAAGAAGGAAGGCGAACTGGCGAAGATGATTCGCGACTTCGCCGCCATCGCTACTGAGTTCGGCACGGTCCGGCGAACGCCCATCGAGGTGCGGAACAAGCTGCGCGCCCTGGGCGAGAAGCTGACGACTCCGCAGGTCGAGCAGATTGCCGCGCGTTATAGCATCGAACTTGCGCAGGGCGGGAAACTGACTTGAGGCGGGCTCGCGTACAGCAACGCAAACGACAAACCTGGCTGGCGATGCCGGCCAGTGCCATAGAAGAGGTTGGCCATGGCCAAAACTGGACAAGAGCGATCAGCGAAGGCCGCCGAGAAGCGGATCGAGTACGACGAGAAGGAATTGCGGCACCGGTTACGGCTCGGCACCCGACAGAAGCTTGATGAGCTGATGGCCTGGAACGGCATCTCGGAAATCAACGAGGCGGTGCAGAACCTGATCTTGAACGCTCATGCACTCGGGCCGACCCTCTCCTACCAAGCGATTGGCAGTCCGCGCCACAAAGTGCAGATAAGCGAAAACGTGGCGCGGATGTTTCGGGATGAGAGCTTGGCCGAGCTGAAGCGAGACCCTGGCGACGAGATCGTCGCCCCAATCTGACTCAATTCGCTAAAACATGTTGTACGCAGTCATGGACATAGTCCTTTTCGACCTTGTCTGGGTTGGATTTTGATTTCACTTCGTAGGTTATCTCTGCGATTTCCTGTGCCATTTCTGGCATCCAATCTTTTGGGTAGTTGACCTGTTTGAGATCAGCCTTCAACTGAGCCAGACGCTTTCCTTGAAGTAAGTTCATTTGGGAGAGATTGGCCATACCGCCGCCCCAGTTGCAGATCGCTGTCTCTTCAGCATCTAAGGGGCGTGCCTCTGCTGACATTGATACTGCCGAAACCAGAGTGGCTGACACCACCACACTCATCCAATCCATTTAGCCCACCCATGATTTATTGACATTTTCTTATGGGAACTCAAACAAAACTAAAAAGCCACCATATCCGTTCACGGAGAGCGGCGCCTGACTAAAGAACCTAAGCGCCGACGACAGACATGGCTGGATCTACCGGCCCAGGGAATTGAAAAGGTGGACACCGACCAAACCGTTTCAGGTCGTCGATCTTTGAGGATTGAAAACTAAGAGAGACGGGAGAGGGTTGCGAAATCCTCAGGGCAGCTTCCTTGATATTGCATCATCATTCGAGCTAGGCACCTCACAAGAAACTAAATTTTCAGAATGCGACGTTATGCCTAGCTTTTCGGCATATTGATCTAAAAGCAATTTAGCTAATGCATTCAACTCTGAAATTTTGTTGTTAGCTTCAGCTGCACTGTTTGCGATGGGAGTGAAATTTTCATCTACGAACCCACTGGAAGGGGGTAATGGCTGACGATGCGCCAACGTCGTTGCAAATTTCGCTGCCTTTTCTAACAACTCTCCAGGTGGGCCAAGCCTTGGATCGGCGGTCAAAGTTAGCTTCCCGTCCGCCCATTTAATAGTAGTGGCATGACCATTGGCAAGATCCGTATCTCGCCGAGACAAAAACCAACTAAGCGCAGATAATGTTCCGGAAACTCCAGCGATCCAAAGAAATACTTCCCAGTTCGACTTTTCTGCCCAAATAAGCGCAAATGCCCCAGTTACAGAAGCCGCAGTCATAAAACCGCACAAAGTGGTGAAAACTTGATTTCCTGACGCTACCATTTTCAGCGCGGCACTAACCTCTCCTTTAAATCCCACTTTCATTGCCCCCTATCGAAATAGTCCCATCTTCGTGATAGGTCGGCCAGAAAGCAGAAAAGCCTTCAAGGACAATGGTTCGCAAATTGTAAATTTTTATTGGAGAAGTAGCCGAAGGTTTGACAAATATCTTGCAGCTTACGTCAATCAAGCAGCGTTCCAATAATATAATCGGGGAGGACACTGTAAGTGAGCAGTTGTCGAACCGACACCCTACGAAGTGCCAGCCATCAAGCTGTATATGTTCTCCATTGAACCACTGGCGAACAACTTTTGGATCTTTAAATACGCTTAATGATTTATCGTTATCTGCATTACGAGTATTTAGATGTTCGAGTTCCAATTTTCACCTCTGCAAATTTAAAAACATTCCCTGATTTAGCCAGATTTCGTGGCCAAATGCCATTATATCGCATCCGATCAAGGAGTGCGGCCCCTGCATTGGAGAGCACCATGGATAAGAACACGAAGATCCTGATTCCGGAAATCTCCGGCGAGTGGACGGAGCGCCTGCGCTCCGGCAGCACCAACATCTGGAATCACGCGTTGCACGGCAAGCCACATCGCAACGGGCTTCCCGAAGTGCGCCTCGCCCCGCCCGAGGTAGGTCTGTACGCCGAGCGTATCGACGACGCCTGGTACTGGGTTTCTGGCTGCGCGAAGTGCAACGGCACAGGCGAACAGTGGAGCTACAGCGTTTGCGATAAGCACGACGTTTGCCGGCTGTGCAGCATTCATCGGTCAAAGCTGACAGAAACGCCATGGGGGCACCCTTATGGCTGGACCTGCAAGCCCCGCCAAGATGCGGAAGATGCCCAGGCCAAAGCCGCTGCGCTGGCAAAGGTCGCCGAGGGCGAATACGACGAGTGGGATTATCGCTGCCAAGACGAGTGTAAGTGCCCGCACTGCGCCACAGTCATCCACATTGAGTCGGAGGACTACGGCGATAAAAAAATGGAGTGCGATACCTGCGGCGGCAGTTTCGAACTGGTGACCGAGTACTCGGTGAGCTTCACCACCACGGTGATCGGCGAGCGGATCACCGCCTGACCCACCCTAACCTATTGCGCTGAGTACTGTTTTCAAGCCGAAAGATCAGGCCCAAGAGTCAAATCGATGTCTAGCCTCGCCAATGCTTTACCGCGGGCTAACGCCTCATTGAAGCTGTTGTACTTGGCATTTTCACGGATTGCTTCAACCTGCCTTTCTTTGATCTCGACAGCGATTCTAAGTCCTGTTGGCACAGAATCACTGTCGTTATCCCATTCGAAATCGATCTTCGCTTTAACGCCTCGATGCTCATAGACAACTGGGTACGGCCTATCCGCTAACACCATTTCGATCTCCTTGATCCGGCTCCATGCCGGGCCGAACACAAATACCCCACTTCAACGAATCACGCCAGCCGGCGAGGCAATCGGCTGTCTGGAGCAGTTATGAATCCCTACCTGATCACGGGCCCGGCCCAGATCGGCATCAGTGGTGGTCGCACCAGCGGGCACATGGTTTACAAGATCCTCGAAGCCCACGGCGGAACCTTGCCGCCGGATGTGCACCTTTTCTTCCAGAACACCGGCAAGGAGCGCGAAGAGACTCTGGTCTTCATCGATCAAATCGCCAAGCGCTGGAACGTCAACATTGTCTGGATGGAGTGGTGCCGCGTGTACGGTCAGCGAGACGATTCGCCCTGGTACAAGCCGGTGGACTTCGAAACGGCCAGCCGCAACGGTGAACCGTTCACCATAATGCTCGAGTATTACGCCGCGTACCGGAAGGCAGAAAAGAGCCTGCCACCGGTGTTGCCGAACTTCTCGAACAACATGTGTACCGCGTACTTGAAGGTGAAGATCGGCGAGAAGCACATGCGTGCCCTGGGCTACACCGAGTGGGATTGCGTCGTTGGCATCCGCTATGACGAACCGAAACGTTATCACCGCATGATGGCTGCCAATGATCGCGGCGGCACCCGATGGGACAACATGTGCCCTTCTTACACCGCCGGCATCACAAAGGAGGACGTGGCCGAGTTCTGGTCAGCTCAGCCCTTCGATCTCGGCATGGATTCTGATTTCGGGAACTGCGACCTGTGCTGGAAGAAGAACGAAGGGAAGCTGGTCAAGACCATTATGGAAGACCCGTCCAGGGTGATCTGGTGGTCGGGTACGGAAGAGCGCTTTGGCCAGGTCTTCCGGCAGGATCGCGCCGACTACAAGACTTTGGGCTGGTCTGCCGAGCAACGATCCCGACAGACAGACTTCGACTTTGACTATCACGCCGAAGACATCGACTGTTTTTGTGGTGATTAACGCGTAGCCTCAAAGAATGCCTCGGGATCACCTACCCGATGACGTGTCTGGCCAGACTTTATTTTTAAAAAGTATTCTTTGAATCTTATCTGAAAATCATGTCCATCCATCAACAATGGGCTAATTGGTTGACGCCCACAAAATGCATATATTCGATTTATTACCTCTCCAAAATAAAACACTTCGCGAGCAGGATCAGATGTAAACCCTGTATTTATTGAATCGGAAGGCGTTTCACCAAATAAAAATATCTTCAAGCCTTTTTGCGGCTTAAACTCAAACTGCAAATCCTCGCCCATCTTACCACAAGCCATAATCCACAAATCCAACTCCACTTCACTCAATTGGCGGTCCGTCAACTCAACAATAACTTGATACTTTTCAGCCCAACCATCCAGAACCACTGGACTTCCGTCCGCGTCGAAATAATTGCCAGAGTAGTGGTTGCGCGGAAACAATCTGTGATATAGCTCGTATTTGCGAACAAATACTATATCTAGCTCACTGGACAAATAGTCAATTAACTCAACAAAATCTTGACGATGACTCATATATAGCTGAGCCCTAGTAAATGACTTACTATCTTCAGCAGACTGCTTTGATATGTTTGCCGCCTTCCAAGATGCGTATGCAGCAAATGCTGCAGCGATTGCGGACACCCCTCCCACAATATCCGCAACAGACATTTCCTTCTTCCAAGTAAACAACGGAAGAATATTGAAATAAACTCCACCGGCCAAGAACAGCAACGCACATCCGGCCCAAACCATCCGATCCATCTTCGATTCACCTCTCCAAAATTTCGCTATTAACGATTATGCCGAAGCCGCGTGCTCCCGGCGAGGATCCCCTATGTCCGCACAACAGAAATTACCTCAGTTCATCCATGGCCAGCCAAGCATGGGTCTGCCGTTCGAAAAAGAGCTGGTGGTGGATCTGTTCGCCGGCGGTGGTGGCGCCAGCACCGGTATAGCCCGGGCGTACCGGGAGCCGGATGTGGCGGTAAACCACAACCCAATCGCCTTGGCAGTGCATCGCGCCAACCACCCACAGACAGAGCACTATGTCGCCGACGTGTACGAGGTGTGCCCTCGCAAAGCAACGGGCGGCCAGCCTGTTGCAATTATCTGGGCATCACCCGACTGCCGCCACCACAGCAAGGCCAAAGGTGGTGCGCCGCGTGACCGAGGCGTTCGCGGGCTGGCGTGGGTAGTGATTCGCTGGTGTTTCGTCACCAAGACGCGGCTGCTCTTCTTGGAGAACGTCGAAGAGTTCTGCGACTGGGGGCCGATTGATGACGAAGGCCAGCCGATCAAGGCCGAGCGCGGGCGCACCTTCAAGGCATTCATTGCAGCGATCAGCACGGGGCTTGCCGCCGATCACCCGGACATGCCGGAGATCATGCAGGCCATCGGCGAGTTCGTGCCGATGGAAGCACTTGTTCGCGGCCTTGGGTACAACGTCGAATGGCGCGAACGGATTGCAGCAAATGCGGGCACCCCAACCATTCGCAAACGCCTGTACCTGGTAGCACGCAGTGACGGGAAGGCGATCGTCTGGCCGGAGCCCAAGCGCCACAAAAAGCCGACGGCGAAACAGCAGCCTTGGCGCACAGCTGCCGAGTGCATCGACTGGAGCAATCTGGGCCGGACGATCTTCCGTGAAAGGCCGATGGCAGTGAACACAATGCGCCGCGTAGCCAAAGGCTGCTGGCGTCATGTGCTGACCAGCGCGAAGCCGTTCATTGTCCCGATGCGAGGTACCTCGGAATCACACACCAGCACCCACGGCGTGGACGAAGCGCTGTCGACCATCAGCGCTGGAGGCACACATCACGCATTGGTCCAGCCTGTGGCAGCGCCATTCCTCACTGAGTGCGCCAATGGCTCAGCGCAGCGCAACTTCAGCGCGGTCGAGCCGCTGCGCACGCAAGTCGCCCAGGTCAAGGGCGGGCACTTCGCGCTGGCCGCGGCGAACATGGTCACTCTGCGAAAAGGTTCGGTTGGTGCTGATGTCGATAATCCACTCGGCGTGGTCGCTACCAGCACTGGGCACCCTGCTGTATCGGCCGCATTCTTCGAACAGGCGAACGGCGGGTACTACAAAGGCGACGGCCGATCGGCCTATGACCCGATTTCAACCATATGCCAGTCCGGCGCCAATCAGCGGCTGGTCAACGCCTACCTGGTGAAGTACTACGGCAACGAGAAGGACGGAATTTCGCTCGCCGAGCCTATGCACACCCTGCCGACCAAGGACCGGGTTGCGCTGATCGAGATTGTGCAGGTGCCGGACACGCTCACGCCTGAGCAGATGGAAGGCGCCCGCCGGTGTGCCGCCTTCATGCACGAACACCTGCCGGAGCATTTCAAAGTCCCGGCCGAGATGGTGATGGTTGGCGGCTATGTGTTGGTGGACATCACCTTGCGCATGTTGCAGCCGCCTGAGCTGAAGGCGGCGCAGGGTTTCGACAAGGACTACATCATCGATCGCGGGCTGTTCGTTGATCCGGTCACCGGCGCCGAAGAATGGCGCGACATCAACAAAACGGACCAGGTCAGGCTGATCGGCAACAGCGTCTGTCCGGACGAGGCGGAAGCCTTGGTGGGAGCCAATGCCGCCGACATCATCGAGCTTTATCAGCGGCTCGCCGCCTGACCCGCCCCAACCTATTGCTAAAGGCCTTTCTGCTCGATGAGTGCTTGAGCGATTTTGTCCAGCTCTTCATGAGCCACAATCTCATCGGACCAGCGGCCTGCCACCTCCTGGTAATACTCGACCGCTTTCGTGCTATCACCTTCTGGCTGGCGAATAGGACCGAGAAACGCCACCTGCGGCGGGCCATACTTCTGCGGGCCGAACGTGATCCACACTTTTGGGTCGTTTTCTGGGTAGCCGTACGAATCCCAAGAAGCCATATCGATTCTCCTTTTACCGGCCCCATGCCGGGCTATCCACCAATACTCCGCTTCAACGAATCACGCCAGCAGACCAACATGCCATGTAGCTGCTATGACGGTGACACCGAGTCATCACATCGCTGACGGCCAAGCGTTGTAAGCCACCTGCAACACGGCGGTTAAAGCTGCAGCAAGTGCAGCCCGACTGTTCCAGATCGACTGCTTACGCATCGTAAGTTTTGTGTCATCGCCATCGATAATCTGGCGATGATCAATCATGCCGTTCTCATTTTGAACTTCAGGGCCAGGTTTTACTTTCACATAGGCCGAGATTATCCAGAACACGGCTGAAAGCAAACCAGTTGCCAACGAAGCGTATAGAACAAAGTCCTTCATGAAATCACCCTTGGCCAGAAATCCGAAGCTCGCCCACAATTGGAAGATGTACTTGAGAACAGTATCGCCATAACCCCAAATCAGGGTGCCAATTACCGTAAAGACCAAGGCAATCCAACGGGCTTTTTCGAATGAGTTCGCAAACTCATCGAGAACTTGAAGCTTGTATAAGTCACCGTTCTCACCGGGTCGGTGGAGCTTTCTCAGCCCCATATCGGCGACCGTTGTGCTCAGAAGAGCATAAACCGTGGTTATTGCCCCGCTTCGCTGAAACCAAACTTCAATAGTTTCGAAGCTTGGGCGAATGTCCAAAATCGCAATAAGTGGCGCAAAAAAAGCAATGCAGAGAAGAGTCTTGCAACCCCTTAGATACCGGTTTGCAGTCTTCCGGTAGCCCTGTTTGAGATCCTCAACAACTTTATCCTCCGCAACACCCATGCCCGAACTCCTTTCGAAAAAAGCGAACTATAGCTCCGAGGTTTCCCCGTGCCCACAGAAAACAAAATCGCTGAACCGCTAAAGGTTGAGCGCTCGACAGTGACGAAGCTGGTTATCACCGGCGCCCCGCGGCTCGACGCGATAACCGTGTTCCTCGAAGACTTTGGCCGGCGTGACTGCCCGACCGAATCCAACCCGAACTACCAGACCGCCCAGGGCAAGATCACCATCAACTGCTGGGACAAGAGTTGGAACGCCTACTGGGGCGGCATGGGGCCGCGTACCGTCGCGCAGTTCGTAGCCGATTGCGGCTGGGATTACGTTCTGAACTGCTTGGATCGCGGTATCAGTAGCACGCGATTCAGCGGTGACGCGCTCCATACCTTCGCTAAAAAGTGCATCGTCCAGCGCCGTCGCCAGCAGACCGGGCGCCACGACTGGGAACTTGGCGAGCTGAGCAAAAGCGAGGCCCGCGAGCTTTGGCATGACATCGGCGTTCTGAGCGACATCGAGACGCCAAACGAATGCTGGCATCACAGCAAGCTGCTGACCGAGCTGTTCGGCGAGGAATGGCATTACCCGCTCGATGGTAAGGCTGTCGAAGAAAACCACGAATTCACGTACCTGCGCCGCGTTGTAGAGGCGGTTCAGCAAGCACTGCGCCAGCAACAGCTGCAGGTGGCGGCATGACGGTTGTGAATGCCCATGATCTGTTGTCGATGGAGATCGCTGGCTGATCAGCCCTCCTTCTTGAGCCAGTAATTCATTCGAGCTTCCGGATCAGTGACTGCCTCCTGACAGTTGTCTGAGTACTTATTTATGAGAATTGAAAAGTTTGCGATGTCATTGTCCAATTCCTTGGTCATTGATTTGACCGCCATTTCGACTCTTGCTTCGGTCACTTTCTTACTCGTCAGCGTCCTGGATCCCACATAAGCACGATCAGCTGCATCGTCGATTTGCTTCGCTACTTCAGGCTTAGTACGTGAAATTATCTCCGAGGATATCGAGTAATAAGCGGCGCACTCCGCAAACTCGTGCGCGAGGTTATTCGATGCTCGTTCAGGATCGTATGCTGATGCCGAACCGACTGGGAACAGAAGTAGAAAAGAAAGATATCTGATCAAGCTGAGCGTCCTTTCACTGCGATATGCGACATGTAATACACCAGTAAAGCACCGCTGTAACTCCCTCCCCCTTTAAACTCAGCCGCTATAGCGGCAAAGGAACAGTCATGCCTGAAGAAATCGTTTTGATCCAGCCTGTCCCGGTTGTGCGCGAAGCAGATGGCTGGTGGCATCACCCCGATCTGCCGGTGTTCGAGGAGGACCAAGGCGAAGAATCGAGGGAGTGGGTAAAGGCTCAGGGCCTGACCATCGTGACCGCTGAAATGGAATACGAGGTCGATACCGACAACGACCCGTACTTTGAGCAGGGCGAGGGCTCTTGTGCGCACTGGGAACCGAGCAAGCCCGATGGCGAAGGTTGGTTTGTGCTGGCCATTTCCGACACCGACAACGGCCCGGCTTGCTGGTGGGCACGGCGGGTGACGCCATGATCATCGATGACGTGATGACCGACAAAATCACCCTGCACGGCCTCGGCTTTGTGCAGGTCCAGCTCCAGGGCAATCAGAGGCTGCACGTCTGGCACCCGGAGTTGCCGCGCCGCGCCTGCTTTGAACACTCAGCAATCCACGACCACCGATTCAACTTCACCTCGCGGGTGATTGTCGGCACGCAATTCAACCACTCGTTCGAAATTGTCTGCCATAACGCCGGCGAGTTCGTGCTGTACCTGCACGAAGGCGCGCGGACAGCTGGTGGCGGTCGGCCGTGGACTCCGGACGGACGTGCCGACCTGGTGCCAAGCGGAACCTACGGCATCACCGCAGGCAACGACTACAACACCCAGGCTTACGAATACCACCGTACTGAGCCAGGTGGTGACGGCCGGGTGGCCACGATCATGGCCAAGCGCGGCGAGTACCCTGCCGGCGCTCACTCAACCTGCCGGTTCGGTATCGAACCTGACACGGACTTCGACCGCTTTCAGTGGTCGCCTGCCAGGCTCTTGGAGGTTGTCACCGACGTGCTCCTCGGCCAAAAGGTGACGCCATGATCCTCCCCGCCCTCGCCTACATGGCCTGGCTCATCTACTCGGGGCCACGGCGATGACCTGTTATTCGATGTACGACAAAGACCGACGAAAGATCGGTTTCATGTGCGGGAAGCTGGGTCCTCATTGCGCTGAGTGCGGCGACGTCGGGGCGAACCTTTGCGACTTCCCGGTTGGCAACGGGAAAACTTGTGATCGCTCGATCTGCGGCTTCCACTCGGCCAAGGTCGGAATCGACATCGACTACTGCCCCGCCCACCACGCCGAGTGGAAAGCATTCCGCGATGCCGGCGGCGTTAAGCACGAGCTCGAAAACGTCGTCCCGTTCAAGGGCGCCTAACCCCTCTTCCACCTACCAGCCTGCCGGTGAACGGTCATCGACACCACTGCGTCTCACACGGTATCCCGTCGTCGTCTCCGTCCATTTCCATTCCCGGGCAATTCTGCAGAAAGTTTTTGGCCTCTGCGCATGAGGTCATCTGCGAACAGCGCTTGCGACCATCACATTTGAATCGAGCCGCAACGGGCTTCTGCGCAGTCATGACTTTGGAGGTTACCTGTTGATTCGATAGCCTCGCCTCAGTCCATGACTGTACGTCAGGGGAAAACTTCCAAGCCAACAGACCAACAACAAGCACTAACCAAATCAGTTTCATTTGATTCATCCGTGATGAGAGATCGTTTGCATTCTCACGTCGCCTGCTTTCCAGCGTATCCCATTAATCCACATACAGCCTGCCGGTGAACGGCGGGCGAGGAATTCTGCATGTCCGAATTAATCGTTGCACGGCTGATGGTGTTTCGAGCAGAGGGCGAAGACTGTATCGCCGACGAAGCCGTTCTGCTCGAGGTCGTGGATTTCTCAAAGAATGGAGACATCGAGGTTGCGCTTACGTCCGCAAAGCTGACCGGCAAGCCACGCATCTACCTGACCGTTTCGCTCCCCGAACTGATCGCTAAGGGAATGGCGATGGTGGGCACAACCAAACCTTAACCACCTTCTGCCGCCACGTGCGGCATGGACAGCTCATGAGCATTCAATTTTTATCGCATGAAGAGGTTTGCGAACTGACCGGCGCGCGCACCAAAGCAGGACAGATCCTGAACCTCAAGAAGAACGGAGTCAGGCACACCATCAAGATGAATGGTTGGCCAAGCGTGACTGTGATGGCCGTAACCGCCGTCGGCATGTTCGAGCCAGAAAAACCCGCATGGAAATCACGCAAGGCAAGCTGAAATGGGAAGACGACCAAGTAAACCCGGTTCTATAGCCCGGCTGCGAGAGCGCAAGAAAGCCAGCGGCCGGGTTTTCTACTACTACGACACTGGCGGAAAGGACCGCAAAGAGATTCCGCTGGGCAGCGACTATGGCTTGGCGATCATGGAGTACGCAAAGTTTGAGCGTGATCGGACCGCGACCGACTTGGTCGCCAAGGTGATCACCTTCCGTTACGTCGCCGAAAAGTACATGGTCGACATCGTCCCCACCAAAGGCAAAGCCACCCAGTTAGACAACAAACGGGAAATGAAGAACCTGATTGCGTTCTTCGATGATCCGCCGGCGCCACTGGAAACGATCGAGCCGCTTCATGTAAGGCAGTACCTCACCTGGCGGAAGGCGGCTCCGGTCAGGGCGAATCGTGAAAAGGCACTGCTCAGCGCAATTTGGAACTACGCCAGGGACAAGGGCTACACGTCTCTGGCCAACCCCTGCGCTGGAATCAAGGGCAATAAAGAGACTGGGCGGGACACATACGTCGAGGATGAACTGTTCAAGCGCGTTCACGAAAAAGCCGATATCGGCCTTCAAGACGCCATGGACCTTGCCTATTTGACCGGACAGCGAGTGACCGACACTCGACTGATGGACGAACGGGATGTCCGCGACGGCCAAATTTGGGTGCTTCAGGGAAAAACAAAGGCCAAACGGCGAATCGAGGTTACCGGTGAACTCAAGGTTTTAATTGATCGAATCATGTCCCGAAAGTCCGGGCACAAGGTCCGCTCGACGCGGCTGATCGTGTCAGAAGATGGCGCACCGATGACGGTGGCGATGTTGCGCAGGCGTTTTGACATGGCCAGGGAGGCCGCGGGAGTATCCAAGCCGGAGTTCCAATTGCGTGATTTGCGCGCAAAGGCCGGTACAGACAAAGCAGAATCCAGTGGCGACATCATGCAGGCCAAGGATCAACTTGGGCATACCACCGTTGTTATGACGGAGCAGTACATCCGCAACCGCAAGGGCAAGAAAGTCTCACCAACTAAGTGAATTGCGGACCAACTCTAAAATAGCGGACCAGAAACAAACAAGGGTTTGCATCAGCTTTCGCCCGCAAACCCTTGATTTTAGATGGTGCCGAAGCCGGAATCGAACCGGCACGCCCTTACGAGCGGGGGATTTTAAGTCCCATGCGTCTACCAGTTTCGCCATTCGGGCGGTAGCGCGGTGAAGCAGTCTGAAGACTGTCAAATAACGATCTGGCAGTTCTGACGCCTGTGCAGCAGAGGGGGAAATATATACATCCCGCTCCGGTGAAGCAAGTTCGCGACTGGCCTTTTCAAGACTAAATCTTGCAGGACAGTGCAAATAAAAAAGCTCCGTAAATCATAGATCTACGGAGCTCGTTTAAAGTGGAGGCCGAGGTCGGAATCGAACCGGCGTAGGTGGATTTGCAATCCATCCACAAAACAAGCTATTTCAATAGGTTAGCAGCTTTACCGTTCCGCAAGCTACTGATTTTTAACGGCCTGCATCCCACGGCGTTCAAGAGGCCGGTTTTGGGTTGCGGAACGTATTTTTGTCGCTTTCCCTTCGACATCCATGGATCTGTCGCGCCTGGTCCAGCGTTCGCTTTGGGCATGTCTGCCCCCCCTTCATCAGAAAAAGCCCCGGCTGAACGACCGCGATGAATGCGCTGCCTTTCCAGGCCGCCAGAGAAAAACGGTCTAATCCCTCGGGGGGTTCAGGAATACACTTAATGAGGGCTCCTGGCCAAATGTGTTTAGGGGGCCTACCAAGCATCTACTTTCCAGGAGCTTCCACACCCACGTCTGACAAAAGTCATTTGGCTGACTCCCGTCAAGGTATGTCGCCATGTTATCGACTCTAGAACTACGCCACCTCGTAGAGCAAAGCTTCCTCCCGACTCGCTGCGACTGTTCGGTTGATCCCCCTGCAGCGCTGACCGTTCGTTTTTATCACGGCACCTCGAATCAAGAAATCCTCACGGTCACCGGGATCCCGATTACCCCGCTCAACAACGGCTTTGCCATCGAAACCCTTATCGCGGATCTGCGAAACGACCTCGAACGTGTCAGCGCTGCTGCTCCTTGTTACTCGGCAAATCACGCTGGCAAAAGGTAGCAGCGAAAGTAGCTCCAACGCTCCTCTTGCCCCGCATTACCAAAATTATCCTGTGCCCTACAGTTCCTAAAAAAGCGCTTACACTGGATTTTCAAAACCCACGATTAATCCAGAAAAGGAGTCCCCTTTAGTGAGCATGAATTGGGATGAGCTAATACCCACCACTCGGCAAGTCGTCGTCATTGAGGATGAGCCAGTGGTTAGGATGCTTCTGGAAGAAACGCTGGCTGAGATTGGCTTTTCATCGACGACTTTCGACACTGCTGCCGCAGCGCTCATCCATCTCATCAATGTAAAAGGTGATTGCGCGCTGATCATCGTGGACCAAGGGCTGCCAGGAGGAGTCCAAGGAGCTGAATTCATCCACATGGCAAAAGAACGATGGCCAAATATTCCTTCGATCCTCACCTCTGGATATCTCATAGATGAGCAGGTGATCCCGACGACGGCGACTTATCTACATAAGCCTTACACGTTGGAGCAGTTAGAAAAAACCATCGCTATTGTTCTCCTGCACCAGCGTGCCCTGATGCAAATCTGAGGGCAACTTCCGCATTCAGATCCGAAGTCGTGCCCCCCATTCCTCCAGGCGCCAAATTGTCTGTAATTAGGAATAGATAGGGATTCGAACTCCTTCAGGTCTACCTGAGGACCGCTACAGACCATACAAAGCGGCGTTTTCTACCTTCGAATATGGCGTAATGCGGTCCTTAGCGGTCCTGAATATGCCCTAATTTTGCCCTAAACCTCTCCCGACTCATTAGAGCAAGCAGTGTTGGAATCTGTCGCTTCTGCGTGATTGCCGGTAATCCTAATGATGGCAATCTAAATTCAGCTGACAGGCTGCGTTCGGCCAATAGCAGCCCTTGATGACCGGCAGTTACCGGCCCCAAGTGGCCCCACGTTTCATCAGCTTGATTTCACAAGTTGGACTTTTACCGTGCTGCTCGCGGGGCGAGTCCCTTGCCCCCCGAGCAGCATGTTCTACTTTTGGCTGAGCGCCGCGATTGATACCCCCGACGCCACAAACGTCAGCCCTGCTCCCACGTTCAGACCATTCACGAGTCGTGGCCGCTGGCGTAAAAAACCGGAGAGTGCAGTGGCGAAAACCCCCATGAGTGCGAATCCAACTGCCGTAAGTACGGCAAACCACACGCCGTACACCAGCATCTGGATACTCACTGAGCCACGGTGCGGGTCGACAAACTGCGGGATGAATGCCAACACGAAAAAGCCCGGCTTGGGGTTCAGTGCTGCGGAGAAGAAGCCTGTCAGGAAAATACTCGGCAGGGATTGTCGAGTTGCTGGATGAAAGCTAAGCAGGCTACGAGAGCGCAACACCTTGATACCTAGCCAGAGCAAGTAGCCGGCACCGATAAGCTTGACGATCCAGAACGCTGCTGTGGAGGTTTGCATAAGTAGCGTCAGTCCTAACGAAGCGGTCGTCACATGAAAGAAAATTCCTGTGCCGGATGCCAGTCCCGATAATATCGCGGCTGTTTTCCCTTGGCTGAGCCCGCGGCCCACGGCCAACAGATTGTCCGGACCTGGCGCGAGTACCAGAAGCAAACACGCTGCGGTGTAGGCAAGCCAGATATCGATTGGAAACACGGCGTTTATCCCTGAGCGTGATCGAGGCATCCAACCTCACGTAACGTAAACTGTAGTCCTTCCTCTCTTGCGGAGGCAACCCTGTGCGCGGCGCAGCGATCGCAGAGCAACACCCGCAGCTACGGCGTAGAGATGCAGCGACCCCTGGGGGCACCCACAGTCCGATTGCAGCCCTTCGCGACTGGCAGCAATCGGCCAGAAGTGACACCTGGAATGCCCTCGACCTTTACATCGCCTTGGAAGAGATCGAATTGGCTAACCCAAAACGTGCCTTGAGCAAACGCGGCTAGGCGCGTTCACGCCGCTATCGTCGACTCTATTGCCGACCGTACTTCCAGGAGCTTTTCCCAGTGTCTGACATGCCGACCCACTTCGCTTACACACAACGCTTCAACACCGTACTCGCCTACATTGATGGCAATCTCGAAGGTGACTTGTCGGTGAAAACGTTGAGCCATGTGGCGAACTTT